ATGCCAAACAAATTTTATATTTCCGAGTTGAGAGCTCGGAAAGGGGCAACACAGGCGCAAGTTGCCGCCGATCTTGGCATATCTGTTGCTACGTATAATGCGTGGGAAAAGGATATATCCAATGTGGCCATTAGTAAAGTAGTGGCACTGGCAGAGTACTTTGGCTGTACGGTTGACCAAATTTTTTTGACTAGAAACTTGAATTAAAATCAAGTAAAAGGAGGTATTAAATGCTAAAAAAAGTAATATCTGTTTCGCAGATGGCTGCGGTACTCGGAATTAGCTTAACCGCAGTCCGAGAGGGCATCGCGGTAGGTAAATTCCCATTTGCCTACGCCTGGAAGTCACCTGGGAAGAAGTCAAGAGCCTTTGTCATCGACAAAGAAGGCTTTAAGACTTACCTAATGCACTCCCTGGGTTGGGATTTAAAAATTATCGATGCAGAATTCAAAGCTGCACATATTCAATAGGAAGGATAAATCATGAAATGGAGTAATACATCCTACCATTACACAATTTCCGTAATTAAAGGAATCGTAGGTGGTTTCCAGTATAGCCTCGACAGAAAATGTAATACAAAACGATGGGCGCTGATGGATCTTGAAGAGTTGGGCACCTCAAATTGGGGATTTTCTAACTTAAAAACGCGATTAATCGACAACGCCATTCGGAAGGCCATCAACTATGTTAAAAGTACCGACATGTCAAACTGTCAGGTATCGACTGTGTATCATTCTGGATTTAGGCACGATCATGGTTATTTTAAAGGTTTAAAGGAGATGTAAATCATGACATGGATTGACGCAGGAATGCATTTAAGTTTAGCTGCAGCTGCAGTAGCATCTATTTTATCAATGATGATGTTATAGGAGAACCATAATTATGAAAGCTATTCCAGTAAACAAAATAGCAATGGCTGCACATTTAAAAGCAGTCGAATCCGATCGCATTCTAAATAATATCGATAGCGATATTATGGATGCTGCGTATGTGTTGCAAAATTTTATGTGTGATTACGACGAATCGGAAATCCGTATTATCGTGACTACAGACGGCGTTACGGCTGAATGGATTGAGGAGGACGATGAATAATGGGTTATATGTTAATTGGCACGTTTTTGGTCGCAGGTTCTATGGGGGCCTTAGAAGTTGACCAAATTGGATATATGCAATTCCTTATTCAATCAATCATAGGCCTAGCGTTATCAATATATGGTTATAAAAAGGATATGGCAGAAGTAGAAGCCGAGGAATGTGAAGTCAATTATATTCCTAAAATAAGGAAATACGGCGAATACTGCCATAATCCATATTACAAATAGGAGGTGGAATATGAATTATATTGATGTGATTTGCGTGTTATTTATTCTCTTTGTGATGGCTGCTTGCATTATGTTTTACGGCGGTCTGGTTTGGGTACTAATACGATGAGACGTCCGGTTCGAACATGTACTAAATGTGGAGTTAGGTTAATTCCACACACTTATAACTACATTTATGACGGGATAAATCGTAAGGCGATTAGAGTGTGCAAGCATTGCCACGATGAACATGTTCGCCGTAAAAGTAAAAATGCCCTCACGCACGGCAATGCGTAAAGGGCAAAGATAAAAATATCCTATATAAATTATACCAGATAAGGAGATAAAATGCCTGAAATAAAAGCAATAAAATCTAAACCTGCTGTAAATGCATTTGATTTTAATTTCTTTGTAGATAACAGGGGCAAACACGAATCATTACAAAAGGTAGCTATAGTTACTACAAATAGCTATATCAAACTTTCAATGCCGGCTTACAGGAAATTAAAAGGCCCGGAATATTTCAAAGTCGGTATAGATATTAACAATAAAGCCATTTGTGTGGCGCCTGCGATTGCAACAGAGCCATATGTAATTAAACCAACAGCAGTGCAAATTGAAAGAAATACTATTTATATATCTAAAAGCCACAGTGTAATTCGTAAGCTCCAGGAGATTGGAATTCCCAAAATCGTGGAAGGAAAATTAGTTGATGATGAATTACTGTTTAAATTCTAAAGGAGAAATAATCATGGAAAATCAAAATATCTTAACTATTAAATTCAATACATTAGACGATTTGGCCGTACAAGTAGCAGATTGGAATGAACGACTTAATCATCAATGCTGCGGTAATTGTCATGATGGCAAAGAGTCTGCCGTAACCGTTTGTGAAACTATTGATGTAGAGGCTGTAACATCTAAGGTCGAGCCTAAAGTGGTAAAGGTTGAAAAAGCTGAAGTAAAAGAAGAAAAAGAATCAACTAAAACGGTTAAGACAGAACGTAAACAAGACGTGCCAGTGACAGACTTTGAAGGTAAGCCGACAAAACCTAAAAATGAAGAAAAGGTTGAGCTAGTAGCAGAACCTGAACCTGTTGAAGCAACAAAGTCTGAAAATCCTGCTCAGGTAGAAACATCTCAACAAGATACAGAGTTAGACGTTGCCGCTGAACCTGTAGATAAAAAAGCCTTTTATAAGGAATTCCGTGAATGGATGGGCGAGGATGGGGTAAAAGCAAAAAAAGCACTTGCAATTTTTAGCAAGCACGGTGTTACTCGTCCGTCCAGCGACTCTTTGACAGATGATCTTATCACCGATTTAAAATCCATCATGGCAGAGAAGGAGGCTTAAATATGGCTAAACAACAATTTAAAAGCCAAGCAGACATATGTAAGAAGTCGTTAGATATATTACATAAAGCAATTGAAATGGACCCGGGTAACGCTGAAGAGTACCAGGCGGGTATCGCATATACAGAGGATGTCATGAAAGCCTCTAATGCAATTGTAAAAGCCTTTGATGTGGTAGAGCCTCCTAAGACAGCTAAGCCTAAAGACAAAACTGAAGATGCGGCAAAGGAAGAAAAGCCAAAGCGTACCCGTAAGACTAAAACAACTAAAGAACCTGCACCAGTTGATAGTAAACCAACTGTAGATGAAACGCAACCAACGGTTGCGCCTGGTGTAGAAGATAACGCTGACCTCTTTGCTATGTTTGGCGATTAAGGCGGTGGTGTTCTGTGGAAACTGTGTCTAGTTTATACATCCGTAAAATGTTCGATAGCATCATAATTGAAAAGGGTTATGATGCTTCGTACACTACAATCCATCACTGCGATTGTGGACATACGTTCGGTGGTAGTTGGAATAGAAAATACAATATGGGAAGAGGATATTATACTGCAGCTAAGTACTATACTTGCCCAAATTGTGGCATTCATTCTAACCCATTTACGCACAAAGTTTTATTGGCCAACAGTGAACATGAAGTGGTTCCTGAAGAGATGCAGATTGACGTTCTAAGTTATAAGAACTTCATTGACTTACGAATACGATATAAAGGCATCCGGTTATATTGGGATGGCACATCAAAGGACGGCTCTTACAAAGAAATTTTGCGATTTGACTTTAAAAATAAACAGGCTATTTATATTGATAAATACAAAAATAAACATCCTTTGACAATTGATTATATCCGTGATCATGAAAGACCAATTATGATGGTGCTTAAATATATCGGCAAATCTTATGCGGTGCACGACGTTAACAAATCACGTTTGGCTCATTTATTTAAAGCATTGCGTCTCGAGTTTGAAAGGCGCTTAACAGAACAGTGTGGATATAAGGTAAAAGGCATTTACATCCCACACTCTATTGATGAATATGGAGGATATGGACTTTCTATGTTAGTCAATATGGCTTTAAAAATTTCTGCCCCTGATATGCCGCCTGTTACCAAGTTAATTAAAAGCAACATTAGATGGGGCGAGTTTTATTGGCGCTGCACAGCTTGTGATATTCCATTTAGTGATGAAATATTAACTATGACTAAAAAAGGAATAGGTTTTCTTGAAGCGTTACGGATTTACCACAAATCGCCTAATAGCAAATTATTACGCAGCATGATGGTTGAAGACCCTATGATTGTTAAACTATCCGATATGCTAGGTATCTTTAAGGACGAAAACAACCGTAGGACAATATTAACTCTTAAGCGGAATAAAGATCCAGATAATGAATCTGCAAAAATATTTGACGCTAGCCATTTTGGCGAATGTATGGGGGTTAAGTCTTCAAAAATCAAGAATATGTGGATTAGACTTTCTAAACGCTATGGGGAACGCAATTTATTAAGGTATCTGTTAAATGCTGAGTCATCAGATATTAAGGATATTGTTAATATGTATAGTCAAATAAATAAGGAATATATATCTCAAGTTTGGGATGCTGATTGCAAGTTAAAAGACTTTCATGATGTGGTAGTTAATGTTTACAACAAGCAGGAGTACGGCGACGTAATGCTTCCGGAAGTTCCACAGCTACAGGCAGATGTAAACGGCATGCATTTTATGGTGCCAAAAACTGCTGCAGATTTAATGACGGCTGGTAAACGATTAAAGAATTGTGTTGGATCATACCGAGATAGAGTTATGAAAGGGGCTATCGCAATAGTGTTAGTTACCGACGATGCTATGAAGCCAGTTGCGTGCCTAGAATTGGCCAATAAAGGTAAGAAAAAAGGCCGTCAAATTTTTGACTTAGTGCAGGCGAAACTCTTTGCTAATGAAAAGCTTAAAAAGAATGCTCAGATTAATTCGACGGTCATGAAGTGGGCTAATCAGTTAAAGATTGAACCCCATACCATCGATGTAGATGCCACTGTTGTATAGGAGAATGATATGAAACTCACAAAATTAGAACTACTTAACTTCAAAGGATTAACGTCCTTTACGTTAGATTTAAAAGGCGATGTTGTAATCCGTGGCGATAATGCTACCGGTAAAACGACTGTATTTGACGGTCTGTGCTGGCTCCTCTTTGGTAAGGACAGCCTAGATCGGGCTGATTTCGAAATTAAGACATTGGATGGTGGCGAACCTATCCATAAAGTCAATCACGAAGTAACAGGGACCTTCACATTAGATGAAGGAGGTGCTATTGAGCTCAAACGTATCTATCGTGAAAAGTACTCATCCCCTCGTGGCGGTGAAGTAACTCTCACAGGACATACGACAGATTATTTTGTCGATGGTGTACCTAAGAAAGAAAAAGAATACAAAGAGATTGTAAATTCTCTGGTTGATGAAAACATCTTCAAATTGATTACAAATCCATTGTACTTTAACGAAACGTATTCCTGGCAAAATCGTCGCAAATTACTCTTGGAAATGTGCGGAGACATCTCAGACGAAGATGTTATCGCAAACCATGATGAATTAAAAGCTTTAACAGATATCTTATCTGGTCATAGCGTTGACGATCATCGAAAAGTGGTCGCATCTAAAAAGGCAGCTATTAATAAAGAATTGGATATGTTGCCAGTTCGTATAGATGAGGCCCTACGAGGTAAGCCTGAAGTTACTGCTAATCCGGAAGTGTTAAGAATTAATATCGATACCTTAAATGCAGATATCGAAAAGTTAGAAAATGACAAAGCCTTATTACAGAATGGTCACTCTATCGTTGATAAACGAGCGAAATTAAAAAATGTACAACGTAAGATTATGGCTCGTGAAACAGAACTGCAGATGGAATATAAAAAACAATGTTCCCTGAAGTCTAATGAATATGATGCTGTTGTATCTGAAATAAATTGCCTGACAGCTAAGCTCGAGGATACAAAGCGACGTATAGATGACTCAGCAGCGACCATCAATCTTATTCAAGGTCTAATTGGAGAATTAACTATTCAACGAAGTCAGATTAATGCAGAAATATTTGTTGCAGACGTTAATGACCATTGCCCAACATGTGGACAAAAACTTCCTGCAGAGCAAATTCAAGATGCTCATGCTAAAGCAGAAGCGAATTATAATCTCAAGAAGTCTAAACGACTAGAAGAGATTGAACACTCTATCAAGCTAAAGGAACAGGATATTGAAGGCATCAAAAAACGAGATTCTAGTTTAGAGCCTGTGGAAACAATAGAAGCTCTTATTAAAGCAAAAGAACTCGAAAAGAAAACCATAACCGAAGAAATTGAAAAGTTAACGACTGAACCATCACTTAATGATGACTCTAAATATGCTGATTTAAAAGCAGAGGAGCTCATGCTACAGATGGCCATTGATGACGATAACTCTGATCACTCTGAAGAAATTGCTGAACTCGAGATTAAAATATCAGACAACAAAACCGAACGTATGAAGTTAGAACAAGAGCTAAATAAGTTTGCTGAAATTAAACGAATTGAAGCTCGTGTATCTGAACTCGAAGCAAAGCAGGCTGAATTATCCGAAGAAAAAATGAAACTCGATGAAGCATCATATCTTATGGATGAGTTCGTTAAGGCTAAGGTTAATATGCTCGAAGAAAGCATTAACGCAAGGTTTAAGCTAGCGCGCTTCAAGATGTTTAACATCATGCTGAATGGCAACGTTGAAGAATGTTGCGAAACTACATATAAAGGGGTGCCATACCGTAGCATGAATAATGCAGCACGCATTAATGTAGGTTTAGATATCATTAATGCATTGACTAGCTATTTTAAAGTAAACGCTCCGGTCTTTATCGATAATGCTGAGGCTGTAACAGACTTTGTCCCTGTTAATAGCCAAACAATTAAATTGATCGTTGATGAATCAGAACCTCAACTGGTCGTTAAGGAGGTATAGGTATGACTGATTTACAGATTTTTAAAAATGATACATTTGGCCAAGTTCGTATTTTAGAAAAAGATAACGAATTATGGTTTGTTGCAAAAGATGTCGCTGATACTCTCGGGTACCAAAACGGTAGTCGAGATGTAAACCGACATACTGATGACGAAGATAGAATAAAGACAATGGTATTTGATGGCAATCAAAATAAAGAAACGATTTTGATTAATGAAAGCGGACTTTATTCCCTGGTACTATCCAGTAAGCTGCCAACGGCAAAACAATTTAAACGATGGGTTACATCGGAAGTGATTCCTCAGATTCGTAAGACTGGTGCTTATAGCATGAACATTCCAAAGTCATTACCTGAAGCTCTTAGAGCCTATGCTAATGAGGTGGAATCGCACAATGCAACAAAAGCTCTTGTTGCTCAGCAAGAGCAGCAGATAGCAGAATTTAAGCCGGTTAAGGATTATGTTGATAAAATCCTTTCAAGTAAATCTTGCTTAACCATCACCCAGATTGCCGCTGACTATGGCATGAGCGCTCAAGAGCTGAATAAGATTTTGCATGAAGCGGGTCTGCAACGCAAGGTCGGTGATCAATGGATTCTCTACAAACAGCATATGTCGAAGGGCTTCACTAAATCTGAAACCTTTACATTCTGCAGAAGCGATGGTCGCTTAGACTCTAAAATCACCACCAAATGGACTCAAAAGGGCCGTTTAGAAATTCATAACATTTTATCTAATTTAGATATCCACGCTGTATGCGAAAACGTGGCATAGGAGGTACATAATGGGTGAAGTAACAAAAGCACAAACTCAAACACCATCGCTTAAAACTATGGTGTCTAGTGAGTCGGTAAAGAAACGTTTTAATGAAATCTTAGGTAAAAAATCAGCGGCCTTTGTGTCTAGCTTGATTTCTGTATCTAACAATAATGAACTTTTATCTAAAGCTGACCCTACTACAGTTATTACTGCAGGTGTGATGGCGGCCACTTTGGATCTTCCAATTAACCAAAACCTGGGGTTTGCTTATATTGTTCCTTTCTACAATAGTAAGAAGAAAATTAATGAAGCTCAATTTCAAATGGGTTACAAAGGGTATATTCAGTTGGCCATGCGCACAGGTCAATATAAGACCATTAATGCTAGTGAAATCTACGAAGGCGAAATTAAACACCATAATAAACTTACAGGCGAATTCGAATTGGGTGAGCGAACTGGTGATAATGTAGTTGGCTACATCGCTTATTTCAAACTCATTAATGGCTTTGAAAAGTATTTATATATGTCTAAAGAAGATGCTGAAGCACACGCTATAAAGTATTCCCAAACATACAAAAGGGGCTTTGGCCTTTGGAAAACTGACTTTGATGCAATGGCCATCAAAACAGTACTCAAACGTTTGTTAAGTAAATATGGTATCTTATCAGTCGAAATGCAGAGCATGGCTAATGCAATCTCTGTAGATGGTGCCGTAATTCGTGATAATAATGGCGAGCTCACTCCTGATTTCGAAGGCGAAACTATCGATGTCCAATCAGACGTAGCAGAAACGATTGCTCATAATGCAAATTCTGAAGCCATTGACATCGACGCTGGTTCTGCCAGTGAATTTGTTAATCCTGAAACTGGCGAAGCAGTCAGTATGTTCGGTGATTAATTGTGATTAGTATTCAAGCATTCGGTAGCAGCTCGAAAGGGAATTGCTACCGAATCAAAACCTCAACCAATGGTGATGAACTGCTACTGGATGCAGGGCTACCATTTAAAGAAATTCAACGGTATTGTCGATTTAACTTTCTACACCTATGCGGAACGTTGCTCACGCATCAACACGGCGACCATAGCAAGGCAGTAAATGATCTATTAAAGCTTGGACATCGTGTATACATGTTAAAAGATACTGCAGACGCATTATATGTAGCAGGGCATCATAAAGCGATCTATATTACGCCTAAGGTTCAATTTACAATAGGTAATTTCAGCATTTTGCCTTTTGAATTAGAGCATGACGTTCCTAATGTTGGATTTTTGATTTCCGACGGAGAGGAAAAACTACTCTATATTACTGATACCTATTACTGCCGATATACGTTCAAAGATGTTGATCATATCATGGTTGAATGCAACCATTCCTATGAAATCCTAAATCAACAAGTAGAAGCTGGTTATTTAGATGAAAAGCGAATGGAACGATTAATTCAATCTCACTTTTCACTAGAAAACGTTATTAAATTCCTCAAATCGATGGACCTAACTAAGTGTCAAGACATACGGCTACTACATTTATCTGACAGCAACTCAGATGCAGAAATATTTAAACAAGCTGTTCAAGCTGCTACTGGCAAATTAGTAATCGTAGAACAAGAAAGGAGCCCTTTATGATTATTAAATCAATCCAAATTAAAGATAACGATATCAGCATTGCCTATCAGAAACCATCTGCTACGGGGTTAACAGATGTATTCACGCTAAAATCTAAAGATGATCCGCGTCCTGAGCTTCTGCAAGCATTCAGTAAACTGCAGTCTATTGTGAAGAAGAACTTTGAATTCTTGGAAGAATTTAAAATTCCATTTTTGGTAAACACATTCAAATTTAAGTATGGCGACATTGAAGGTCTTATTAGTCAGGTTTGCGTTGAAGGCATTGTATCTGATATGAACACTCCTAATGAATTTAAGTTCAAAACAGACTGGTTAAATGTTGAATATGCAGACTCTACATTTGCTATCTCTGTTCAAGACTTAATCGATGAATGCGTAAGGTTTATTATGGGACGTCGTGCCCAGGACAGTTTATTTAACGACAATGAAGAGTGATAGAAATGGCGAAAAATCAATCATACTATTTTAGTCATGACATCAACGCAAGCGATGACCCTAAAATCGCTGCTATGATTTCAGAACTAGGAATGATTTCATATGCCTGGTGGTGGATATTGGTCGAAAAATTAGCCGCAGCTGATGACTATAAATTACCACTAAAAAAATATACATTCGTTGCTCTGGATAATAAATTAAGAATGAATGATGAACAAATTTTAACAAGTGTTCAACAAGTGTTCAACAAAAATCAACACGTGTTGGAACAAAACTCAATGTGTTCATTTTGTTCATTTTTGTTAATTTATTTGTTGATTCATGACTACGAATTATTGGACTGTGATGACGAATATTTTTGGTCGCCAAGCTTAATCCGAAGATTTGAATTTAAAAAAGTGAAAGAGGAAACTATCCGCGAAAAACGTAGGTTAGCGGGCCTTAAAAGTGCAGAGTCTCGCAAGGCAAAAAAACAAAATTTAACACATGTTCAACAAAATTTAACACATGTTCAACAAAATCAACTAATAAAAGAAAAGAAAAGAAAAGAAAATATATATTCATATTCATATAATGAGGCGCACGAAAATGAAAAATCAGATAAGGATATCTTATCCATGTTTGATGAATCTAAAAAATATGATCCATATAAAAACGTGTTCAAGATTTATATGAATGATGTAGGTGAAATTTCTTCTGTGACAAAAGAAAAACTAGAATGTCTTGTTAATGACTTTGGTGAAAATGAAGTTATTAACGCTATAAGTAAGTCTAGCGAAGTAGGTAAAGCTAGTATCGCGTATATCACAGCCGTTTTAAATAATAAGATTAGGGAGGAGGCAGCAAAGGATAATGGAGCAAGCAAATGTAACAGCAATGCTAGAAGCGTGTCTCGAAAAAATTCGAGAAAGGACGAGCAAGTCGACTGGGAAGCGGAGTACGAAAAAGTCCACGGCAAAAAATGAGTTCTTTTACCCGGGCTACGATGAACCAGTAGTCATTCAGACAAACGTTAATACAACCTATGCTGCAGTTGGAATTCCTAAGAGGTATTATGATATGGATTTTGACTGGTTACGTAAACACGGTAGCTTTCCAAAAGAGAACACTGAAGCTTACGATGTGGTTAAAAAGTACTCTGATAATCTGAAAACTAATCTTGATTCTGGCAAGGGCCTCATATTAAGGGGCCCAGCTGGTACCGGTAAGACATCAATCGCGGTAAGTATCTTAAAACAAGCTATGGCATTAGATAAAGGGTGCCTAATGATCTCTATGCCTAATTTGTTAGATACCATGCTTACTTTATCTAAAGGCGATAATGTGGCGTATCTAAGATTTGAGCAAAAACTTAGAAATATCCCATTGCTATTACTTGATGATTTTGGGGCGGAGTATTCAAAGTCTGATTGGGTGCCATCCAAAGTTGAAAGCATCATTATTGATCGCTACAACCGGATGAAACCTATCATTCTTACGACGAATTACAGCGATGCATGGACTGAAAAGAATTATAGCCAAAGAGTATATGACCGCCTACGTGGAGAATATGCGGTGGCTATATTCAATGGAGCGTCGCACAGATGAAGATTCTCCTACGATGTCAGTTTAGATTTAGGAAGAAAACTCATGACAGGTTCCCAACACTGAATGAGTACATTGATTGTGAGCGTGGCTCTACTATAGCAGCTGCAGCTATGAAGAAAAAATACACCGAGCAGGTTAAAGAACAATGCCTTTCACAGCAGATACAACCAGTTAATGGGAAAGTGGACCTATTGTTTGAGTGGCACTCTTCAACTAGACATGATCCTGACAATGTAGCGTTTGCTAAGAAGTTCATTCTTGATGGGCTACAAGCTGCTGGTGTGCTAGAAAACGACAATCGAAAGTTCATCGGCACTATGGCTGATGAGATTATTCAGGATGATGAAGACTATGTAATCTTACATATCACGGAAAATATGGGAATATTCCTGTAGTCGTGAATGGCTATAATTTTAAAAATTTCATATGCAGAATGAAGTTTTTATTGCAATAAAAGATTACATCAAGAAAGGACGTTAAAAATGACAGTACGTGAATTAATTGAGTATTTAGAAAAATGTGACCAAGATCAAGAATGTTATATCGGTGCAAACGAAACATTTTATGAGATTGACTACGTTGATAATTTGTATGATGGATTTGGAATAAATATTGTTGCCGGATGGGAAAAGCAAGAAGAAGAGGAGTGATTAAATGTTAACAAGCGAAGAAATTGGCAAATTAGCTAAGTTTATTGAAACCAGAAATACCTATCCGTATATGTTGGGCGTTGATAATCTAACAATTATCGTAGATAGAGATAAAATCTCATATTCATTAATGATAACAGATGAATTTGATCGCATATTGCTTTTGGTGGAAGATAAGCTCGATAGTAATAAAGCCTTGGAAATTAGGGAATACTATACAAGTCAAAGTGAATGCGATTTGGTAGAGACTGCATTGAGGAGTATATTATGCTAATTGAAGATAAAAATAAATGGTGCTGGGTCGATGATGAAAATGCAGGTGAGCCACAAGATACAATACAAGAGGCCATCGATGATCTTATGGAGTGTGAACCTGATTTAAAAGAGACATGGCTCACAGATGAATATGAACGAGTTGTGAGAATAGGACATCCTAATTATTACACTCCAGAAGTTGATGCAGAACGAGTGATTGAAGACATAATCAATTATGATATTGATGATGAAATAGCTGAGTGGGCTTGTGATTATTTATCAAATATTAAGACTGAACATCTTGATGAGCTAAGCGTAGCCTTAACAAAGGTATTCCGTGAATGGGAAAAGAAACATGGCTATGAGAATAAAGGCCATGTGGTTTTAGAAACAAAATCGTATCCTGTTGATAGCAAAGGTAGACTTATTGTAGTGTAAATACTAATTATATTAATTATTTCTTATGAAGTTGGTAAACAAATTCGGACTAAAACATAAAATAAATGATAAAGGGGGAAACATATTTGAATGAATATGATATTGAGAAAATCACAAGGTTGGCCACAGAGGTGGCAACCAAAACTTACTATGAATTAGCCAAACAAGAAAATGCTCAACTAGGTCGTAAACTTCGACACAACACGATCAAGTTATTAAAGCATTATAGCCAATTACAGTCGTATGTAGACAATGCTATCTCGGACTCGACACAAGCCGAGGATATATGGCTCAACGAACTATTAGTTGATATGTTTGACGACAAGAGTATTGTGAGGGTGAATGCCATTGTTAAGAGTAAAGAAAAAACAGCATTGATGATGCGACATGTAAATAACATGCTCGATATCTATGCTGAAAAATGTGGTGCAAAGCAATTTAAGTATTGCGAGTGCATGCGCAGGTATTATATTAATGGGGAAACGCTAGAGCAAATTGCAGAATCATTCCCTGAAAAGCCAGATGTTCGCACCATCAAACGTTACATCGCCAGAGGGATTGAGGAACTATCCGTATTGCTTTGGGGCGTTATTGGGTTGAATACAAAAATAGCTTAATAAAATTGTCCCAAAATTGTCCTAGACCTGTCCTTCTTGACAGTTTATAATGATAGTGTGAGTTAATAGGAAAACAAATACTCTATCTCTCAACGACACAGTGAAACCTAGAACACTAAAACGAAAAGACCACTTAATCTTTACGGTTAGGTGGTCTTTTTATATGCAAATTTAAGGAGACGAGGTGAATACGATTGACTGATGTGTATTGTGAGAAACGAAAATGCTTAAACAATGTTAAGGGTTGGTGCAAAGCTAATGGCATTCATATTGATCATATGTGTAAATCGTATGCACCTTCACACTCTTTAATTAAAACTAAAACAGCAAAGGTTCATAAAGAGCGTGGTAAGTACAAACAAAATAAAGGTGTAGTGAAGTAATGAATCTGGGGCGTCCGTTGAAGGGCGTTTTTTTTGTTGCCCAAATTTACATTATCAATATCGATTTTAATTGAGAAAGTGAAAATTTGGAAAAGGTACTTCCTAGAGCAAAAACCGCCGCTGGTCGCCCCCGCGCGATAGTTGTCTCTGTGTAGGGGAAATTTTACTGTTGAAAGTAGATTGGTAAAAGACAGAAAGGAGGTTCGCAATGGCCGACACGAAACCGAGAGTCAAATTCAATACCGCAGGCGATTTGCTCGTATCAAGTGCACAGCTTTGTGACCTTCTTCGAGTTACCCCTGAAATCATTTCGAGACATCACAAAGCAGGGATGCCGAAAGCTGCAACAGGTTGGTGGAATCTTCGAGACGTACTTGTATATCTTGGGCAGGCTAAGGCTGATAAATCCAAAGACCAATCGGCAGCAACCAGAAAACTGATAGCCGAAGCTGATTATAAGGAGTCCAGGGCTGCACGTGAAAAGAAGATGCTTGATGTGTTAAATGGTGAATACGTATCTCGTGCAGATGTGGCCAAGGAATGGTCCGCTCGTGTGTTGGAGTTAAAATCCTCACTTATTAAACTCGGTAAGAGAGTAGGAAGTGAATTTACTGATCCCGAGGAACGAGCAACAGTGGAAAGGGTGGTGAGTGAAGTTGCCGAAGACTACCTCGAAAGCTACGCGCGTAAAGGCGAGTACACGCCTGAAGTCAAAGCCCGCAAAGTTCGAACCAAAAATTGATTGGTTCCCTGAAGAGCTTGATGCGTTTAAACCGCCCGAAAAATACACTGTGTCAGAATGGGCTGACAATTTCAGGGTATTAACTAATATATCAGCTGAGCCAGGGAGATGGAGGACGCACAGAACTCCATACCTTAAAGAGCCTATGGACAGATTCACTGATCCGCTTATTGAAAAAATAGTACTTTGCTTTGGCGCACAAATCGGTAAGACTGAAGCCGAACTCAATATGATAGGTTATGCGTTAGACCAGACGGCATCACCGGTCATGATGGTGTATCCAACGGATACCATCGCTAAGTTCGCTAGTGATAAGCGTGTGCAGCCTATGATTAAATCTGTCAAATCAATTAGTGACAAGTTCGATGAGAATAGTAAATTGCTGGAGTTAGATTTCAACAATGGCAATTACATGGTGCTTGTGGGAGCGAACTCTCCAAGTAGCCTTTCAAGTCGTTCAATCAAATATTTATTCTTTGATGAAATTGACAAATACCCCGCCTTTGCAGGTAAGGAGGCAGACCCAATTAAACTAGCGACAGAACGTACTAAAACGTTTGTCGATAAAAAAATCGTGATGGTGTCTACTCCTACGGTTGAGTCGGGTAATATTTGGCAGGCGTTCATGAGTGCAAATGAGCGCCGACAATATTACGTGCCGTGCCCGCATTGCAGGGTGTCGCAGGTCCTCAAGTTTAAACAGATAAAATGGCCTGAAGAACACAACGATAATGCGGACATGATACGTGATACAGCGTACTACGAATGTGAACATTGCGGCGAACGTATTTACGATAAGCACAAAATAGAAATGTTAAGACGTGGTGAATGGAGAGCGGTAAACGAATCGCAAAGTAAAGTCCGCTCGGTATCGTATCACTTATCGTCGATATATTCGCCGTGGGTCACATTCGGAGACGTTGCTTATGAGTTTAAGAATTCCAAAGGCACGCCAGCTACATTAATGAACTTCATCAATTCGTGGCTAGCTGAACCTTGGAAAAGTTCTAAAACTAAAAGCACACAGAATTTGGAATTTACTCAATCCAATTATCCGTGTGGCGTTGTGCCGGATAAAGCGGTATTGCTTATCGCTTCAGTTGACGTACAACTTGATCACTTCTGGTGGGAGGTAAGAGCGTATGCACCTGGAGTTAAATCCTATCTTATTGATTATGGACAAGCAAGCACATGGGAGGATTTAGAGGAAATTATCATCAACAGAGAATATCCATCAGAGTATGGTGAAGCTCGGCAGGTGATGAAAGCAGGTATCGACTCGGGCTTTAGAACAGATGAAGTATATCAATTCTGTTCTAGGTTCCCTGAAGTCTGTATACCTCTTAAAGGTTCCTCGAATCATACTACGATGACAGCACCATACACAATGACCTCTTTAGAAAAGGGCGTTGTAGGTGGATTGAAGCTATATGTATTAAATACGGATTATTGGAAGGATTTTATATTTGCGCGAATGATAAGACCGGAAGATGAAGACGGAACAATTCATTTGTACAAAGAATGTCCACAAGAGTACTCTGATCATTTACGGTCAGAGGAGAAGCAGGAAATTAGAAATGTGAAAACAGGAGCCGTAACGGTGCAATGGAAACCGCTTACCAGTCATCCTGTCAATCATTTACTTGATACGTGCACTTACAATGCTGCAGTAGCAGATATTGCAGGTGTTAAATATTTAGTTGAACCAGCTGACTATGAAGAAGCCGAAGAGGTTGAAACCTACGAAGATTATGGCGGAGGTATAGGCAATACTGGGCATTGGTTTAGATAGGAGGTGAACCATGAGCGATGTAAATGAACAACTTGAACGTGTCCGTCAAGTGATCGAGGATATCGAAACTAAAGGATACTCTGAATTACAAATTGGCGGCAAGCGGTTCAAGACAATTGACTTACCAGTACTATATGCGCGTGAGCAAACGCTAATGCAACGTGTACATGAAGAGTCAAATGGTTATCAAGCAGATGCATTCGTAACATGGGGTGGACGATGAATATTATTGATAAAGTAATAGGATGGGTAAGTCCACAACGTGCTTATGAGCGCCATGCCTATCGTGATGCACTACGTCAATATGATGCGGCATCTATGGATAGGTTAAGTAGCGATTGGCAACCAGCATATGGGACGGCTGAGCAGCTTGCAACGGGTTCGCGTGATATTATCCGTGGCCGAGCAAGGGCAGCCGAGATGAACAGCGACTTAGCTGAATCAGCAGTTATTGCGTTGCTACGAAATGTAATCGGTGCGGGAATCGTTCCTCAAGCAAAGGTTAGAAATCGTAATGGTAAATTAAATAACGAACTTAACAAGAAAATCGAAAAAGCCTGGGCTAAATGGGCCGAACCTGAAAACGCCGACATTAGGGGTATTTCAAGTTTTTATGAATTACAAGAAATGGCGCTAAGACGCATGGTGTACGACGGGGAAATTCTAGTCAATAAGACTTCACAGGGTGCGTACTTACCATTATCCATTCAGTTGATTGAAGCTGAGAATATCGGCGCAGTAAGTATCACACACGGTAAGAATAACATTATTAACGGAGTTGAGGTTACCGAACACGGCAGACCCGTAGCTTACCATGTAAGTCAAACTGACCCAATGGGCTTGCGTTCGTTTGATACAGTTCGGTTAACCACTGACCAGGCGTTTTTATTATTTAAACCGAAACGACCGTCTCAGATTAGAGGCATAAGCTTATTGGCTTTAGTTTTACGACGAATACACGATATCGACGAATACATGGATGCTGACTTGATTGCAGCTCGTGTAGCAGCGTGCTTTAGCATTTTTGTAACGTCTCAAAATCCAGCAAGAAAAACTGAGATATTGCCCAGAGATAAAAAAGGTAGACCCAATATGACAATGGCACCGGGCATGGTTAGACATCTCAGCCCTGGTGAATCGATTGCGTTTGCAGACCCTAAACGTAATGCAGGAACTGCAAGCGAATATTCGGCAACTCAGACCAGACGTATTGCGTCCGGTCTTGGTATGAGCGCTGACATCGTAGCGCGTAATATATCCGGAAATTTTTCAGCTGCAAGGCAAAACTTGTTAGAGGACCAAAAGACGTTCCGTCAAGTACAGAAATTTGTAATCAGACACTTCTGTATACCGATTTGGAAAGCCTTTATTGACGCCCTTTACTTAGCCGGTGAATTACCATCAGACTACTTAGCGAACAAGGACAAATACCAAGAGGTAGCTTGGCTTGCTCCGGGGTGGTCTTGGATTGATCCAGTCAAGGAAGTCAACGCCAATAAGGAAGCTATTAAATCTGGGCTTACAACATTAGAAGATGTGTGTGCAGCATCTGGCCGCGATTGGGAGGAAGTCCTTGAACAACGGAAACTTGAACAAGACAGAGCTAAGGAGCTCGGGGTTTTACTGGATTATTCCAGCGAGTTGCAACCGCTAACGATGGGCGATGATGACACTATACAGGAAGGAGCTGATGGCTAGTAATGAGTGAACATCAAAAGCGTAGCATTCTTGGTAATTATTGCCGTGAATCTACTATTGACAATGTCGATACCGATAGTCGGACAGTAGAATTATCTTTCTCTTCCGAAACGCCATGTGGTCGTTGGTTCGGCGATGAAATCCTTTGCCATGATGAAGAGTGCATCAATCTTGAGCGCTTTAATAATGGTTTAGGGACAGCGTTGTTTAATCATGATCGTGATGCGGTCGTGGGACACGTTGAAAAGGCTTGGATTGAAAACAATCGAGGAAAAGCGCTAGTGCGTTTTGATGAAGATGAACAATCCGACACTATATTTCAAAAGGTACAGTCAGGAACGCTAAAAGGGGTAAGCGTAGGCTATATGGTCAACCGATATGAAGTATTGGAAGATAAGGATAATAAATCCACTAACGGTCGATTTAATGGCCCGGCCTATGTAGTAACCGATTGGGAACCTTTAGAAATCAGTATTGTATCTGTTCCTGCTGACCCAACGGTGGGCGTAGGACGTAGTGCTGAAGAAATTCATACAAATATTAATACACAGGAGGAAGAGAAAAGTATGGATGAAAAAGAAATTTTAAAAACTGAAGACGTGAAATCTACAGAACCAGTTGAAACTGGTATCACACAAGCGGACCTTGCTAAAGCAATGGAGCAAGAACGTAAACGTACTTCTGAAATTACTGCATTGTTCCGTGACTTCGATGTAGAAGGTGCAGACGAAGCAATCGTAATGGGCGTATCTGTTGACGAAGCTCGTGCGATGGTAATGGATCAATTACGCGCACGTAACAAGGGAGTGTCTGTAACAATTGGTGAAGCAGAAAGCGACAAATTCCGTGCAGCAGCGCAAGACGCTGTATTAATGGCAGCGGGCTTACCTGTAGCAGAACCGGCACCAGGTGCTAATGAATTGCGTGGCTACTCTATGATTGAGTTAGCCCGCGAATCCTTACGTCGTGAATGCGATACTAAAGCCAACTTCGGCGATAACATGGAAATGGCACGTGCGGCTATTAATTCCACATCTACATTCCCTGCTATCATGTCTAACTTGGCCAATAAATCTGTGATGAATGGTTTTAACGAAGCTGAAACTACATTCCAAATCTGGACAGGCAAAGGCTCTAACCGTGACTTCAAAGAAGCAGCACGTTACGCATTGTCTGAAGCGGGCAACCTCGAATTAGTACCAGAAGGTGGTCAATTCCCACAAGATGTATTAGGCGAGGCATCCGCTCGTACTAAAGTAGCTACCTACGGTAAAATCTTCAGTTTGACTCGCCAAGCTATTATTAATGACGACTTGGGTTTATTCTCCAAACTTGCTACTAAATACGGTTCTGCTGCAAAACGCTTGGTAAACAAAATGGTGTATGCTCAATTAACTGGTACAGTTAAAATGCAAGATAACGTAGCCTTATTTGACGATAAACACGGAAACGTAGCGAAAACAGCAGAGGCGTTATCCGTTACATCTTTGGCGAAAGCAATTACTGCTATGCGCCGTCAAAAAGGTATTACCGATGAAGCTAATTTGAACATCACACCTAAATACTTGGTAGTGCCACCTGAATTAGAAGTAACAGCATATCAAATCGTTAACTCTACTGCAGCAGTAGATGGTACAAACTCCGGCGTAGTAAATCCTTATAAAGGCCGCTTTGTTGTAGTGTCTGATGCTGAATTGACAGACCCTACTGCATGGTACCTAGTAGCGGATGCGGCTCAACATGATACTATTGAAGTAACGTACTTGAATGGTGTTGAAACTCCACGCCTTGAAACACGTCAAGGTTTCGACGTAGACGGTATTGAATACAAAGTGGCATTTGATGTTGGTGTTGACACTATTGACTTCCGTGGTCTATATAAAAATGCTGGTAAATAATTAGGGGGTATATTATATGATGACACAATTCGTAATGGAAACCGATCGTATCAACTTTACAGCGACTGCTGCAGTTAAAGTAGGCGATATTGTAGAAGTTGGTAAACTCCACGGCGTCGCACTTACTGATATTGCTAAAGACGAAGTAGGCGCTGTAAAGGTAACAGGCATATTTAAAGTGGCAGCTAATAAAGCAGATACATACGCTGTTGGTGATTTAGTTCAATTCTTAACTGATAAGGCAGTAAAAACTGGTGGTAAAGTTCTTGGTATGGCCGTAGAGCCTAAAACCGCAACACAGGAAACTGTGACAGTAATGTTGTTACAACCTACTGCGTAAATAATTACAAAGCGCCCATTTTGGGCGCTTTACTTTTTGTGAGGTAGAAATAATGCTGAAATATGATGATAAAGCGCTACTATCTGTATTCGGCGAAAAGATTACTTACAAAGGTCAGTCCATAAAAGCTAGTGTGGAAATTGGCGAATATGACGGCAAGGGTTCCGGATTTGTCGATAAAGCATTAGCTGATAAAGCTCAGATTTGGGTACGGGTTAAAGATGTACCTAATCCTCGTCCAAAAGACGAAGTGTATATCAACGGCGAGAAATGGTATGTTGACCACGTTTCAAACTTTGACGGCACGATGTATTGCCTTGAAATCATTCATAACGTGAGGGCGGTGAGACCGTGAGTAATGAACCTATTACGATTACGGACACAGCCACACCGTATCTGAATTTCATTGCAGAAACAAAACCGGACTGGATGCGTAAGGCATTAAAGTCAACAGGATGGATGATGCAAAAAGAAATAAAGCAGGGCATCCGGTCGGGTGCACCTGGTGGACGTAAGTATCCTAACTTTATGGCACCGGCTCGACGGGCCGCATTTGAGTCAGCATTTGGCGCTAAACTTCGTAAAGCATACCAAAGTGGCGGACGAGCTGAACGAGAGGCCTGGGGCTCTAAATCGCGAAATGCCTTACTTGATATGGGCATTAGCGCCAGGACAATCGGATACAGTCCTCTAGGTAAGCTATCGAATGCAGTTGGATACCAGTATGACAAAGGCAAGCAATCCGTCCGAGTCGGGTGGTTATCTAATTCGGCAAAACGATTGGGTGAACGAATCGAAGAGGGATACGCTAAGCAGATTACAGAGCCTATGCGCAAGAAGTTATTTGCTGCAGGCGTACCATTGCCTAAGGGTAAATCGATGTTCAAAATTCAGCCGCGTCATACTTATGGTCCTATGAAAGCAGCGTTACAGCCTAAGCTTAAACCTTATATCGAGGATAAGATAGGCGACTACGCTATATATGGACCGGCAGCACAATCTGCGTCGCGACGGAACTACAAGGTAAGGTGATTTGATGCAACAAACAATTCCACTGTCGCGCATCGTTGAACGATGGGCTGAGGCCTTAGCGAACGATGAGGCGTTGACTAAATTTTGCAATGACAAATACGGAAAGCCGGCGCAACTGTATGTCGGCTATGACGATGTCGAAGCGCCGCTTGAAGAAGATTGCCCTTGCATCATATTACTACCGAGTAATAAGAACGAAGGGCTTGCGGATACTTACACATATTCATTAATGATCGTTTGGGGTATTGTCCATGAAGGTGCAACTCGTGTTAAGAATATTATTCGATACGATGGAGCGCTAGAATCAGATAACCTAGGGCAGTTAATCATTGAGTGCATTTGTAAGGTGAATCCGGCGTTTCCGGTAATCGGCATTGATTATGAATTAGACTCAATGAATTGGCGCCCAGTATTCACTGGACGTTTAACAGCTACTATAGAAATCCCGCATGTAATCGGCGGGAATATTGAATATTAAAGGAGGAAATGCATATGGCAACAGCAAAACGTGCACAGGGCTCTCAGTCCCATGTGGCGATTGCGTTTGAGGCGGATTTTGGTACAACGCCATCTACTGGCGGCGTAATCACGCCAATCATATCTAGCTCCATAAAAGCTAGTCAAAATTTAAACGACTCCACAGTAATCCGTGGTGATCGTAATCCCGCAGCTCCATTCCGTGGCAACATTGACACGTCCGGTAGTTTGGTCGTGCCTGTTGGTGTAGTCGACATCGGCTACTGGCTAAAAGCTGCATTTGGTCAACCGACTTCTAATACAACGGGCCAAGCGCCAAATAAGAAGTCAGAGCATGTGTTTAAAATCGGCAACACAATGCCATCATTAACTATTGAACAGGGGTATCCTGACGTTAACGTGTTCCAACAATTCGCCGGTGCGCGAGTTAGTAAATTAGGCTTTAAATTTGGCGGTGATGCCGAATTAACTGCATCTGTGGATGTAATGGGCTGTAAGGAAACATTAGCGGCCACTACATTTGATGCTGCAGCAAAAGCAGTTAATTTCCTACCATTCCAAAATCTTAACGCAACTATCAAAGAGGGTGGCGTTACTGTGGCCAATATTCTAAGTTGCGATATCAACTTTGATTTTGGCTTGGATGGTGATTCTTACGCTATTGGCGGTAAAGGCTTTAGAACATACATCGACCCAGGTATTGTGTCAATTTCCGGGACGATTAAAGCGTTCTTCCAAAATAAGGACCTTTTAAACAAAGCGGTTAACGGTACGGAATCCAGCTTGGAATTGCGACTTGAACAAGATGACTGGTCGCTTACGTTCAAGTTGCCTGAACTTGTGTACGAACGACAATCTCCAGGCATCGATGGCCCTCGTGGCGTCAATATTGAATTGCCGTTTAAAGCATACTATCGTGCAGATGCTGGTCGCTCCGCATCCATCATTACATTAGTTAATAATCAAGAACAATACTAGGAGGTGCCAACATGGCATTTGAAGATATCACAGTAAGAGGCTTAACATTCGCTGAACGTGGTGAATTAATTAAATCCGGTTTAGACCCATTGTATACCCCAGTTCCGGAGGAAGCACCGGATACAGAACGCTTATTGCGTTCTCGTGACCTTGCACAATGGATTATGCAGCGCATCTACGGATTGACTGAAGATGAAATCAACGCAGCACCAGACAATGATCTTATGGAAGTTGCGCTTGATACGATGCGCTTTACGCACGAAAAAAAGGCTGAAATTGAAAAAAACTAATTGATGCGTGGAGTTGGCTTAACTCCGACAAACCAAAATACTGCTCTGATTGTATCAAGATGCAACGTGAGACTAAACAGAATTTTGACTGCTCGGAGTGTGAGTTTAATTCCCCGCATCAATTAGACGGTACACGACAAGCAATGCGGGTATACAATGCAAGCCGAATGCAACGACGATGGCATTCAGGCGGTATTGCTGGATTCGATATGCCGGCGGTATTAGAAGTGGCGAGGGCTTACGGCATTGAACCACTGCCGCACCTTATCGACTTACTCGTATTGTTAGAAGCTAAAGAATTGGAGGTGGCGCACAAGGATGGCCAATAATTTAATTGATATTGTCGTTCAGCTGACTGACAAGAATACCGAAGCCGGACTCAAGAAAATTACAGCTAGTGCTGAAGGCGCCAAATCCGCCCTTGGCAAAATGAAGAATGACCTCATGGCGATAGGTGCCGGTGTCGGTGTTGTAGGACTCGGCGCCAAACTTGCCAAAGAGGCTATCCAGTGGGATGTAGCTGTTAAGAAACTATCAGGCATTACTGGTGCTACGGCAAAAGAAACCAGTGAACTATTAGCAGTAGCTAATTACATGGGTATTGCTATGGAAGATAGCGCTGGTGCATTTGCTAAGTTTTCAAAAAATGTCGGAGCGGCTAAAGAAAAAATGGAAGTCGCTCGGGCAGAGGGAAAACTCGGTACTGATATATTTAGTAAATTAGGCTACACGCTTGAACAGATTCAAGGCAAAAATACTGTTGAAGTATTTAAGATGATACAGGAACGCCTAAGAGGTATGAAGGACGGGGCTGAAAAGACTCGTGTTGAAATGGAACTCTTCGGTCGTACTGGATATCAAATGCACGCTATGCTTAATATGTCCGCTGAACAGATGGACAAAGTGGCTGAACGTGCCAAAGCAATGGGGCTTATCATTGACGACGAGACTGCAGCTAAATCCGCAAAGCTAAATCGGGAGTTAAAAGATTTAGAAAATACCGGAAAACGCCTCGCAGTATCCATCGGCCATGAGTTAGTTCCGGTGTTTAATGACTACGCAAAGGGTGTGCTAGATGTAGCTAAGGAATTTGAGTCAATGACCGCTGAGCAAAAGGAAGCTATCGGCGGAATTGTTAAATTCGGTGCTGAAGCCAGTGCAGTGATCATAGTCATGAGGTCGCTAACCAGTGCACTCGGATTTATGCGATTGGCCACACTTGCTGCAGCTGGCCCTTGGGTAACATTAGCTACGGTAATTGGACTTGCTGGGAAAGCATTACTCGATTTTCGCTACAACGAAAAAACATCCGGCTCTTATATGGGTGTAGATGTTGATGGGAAGCGTATTCACAAGAATACGAACTCAACAACAGGTCTGTCTGACAAGTTTAGGGAATCACACGATACTCGATATTGGATTGAGGATAGTGCGTGGCTGGGGCTTGTAAAAAATGACCGCTTAGCCACAAAAGAAGAAGGCGCTAGAATCGATGCGGCTTTAAAGCAAAAAGAAGAGGCTGATGCTGCAAAAGCGAAACTCGATGAAGAACTTGTAAAAGCGAAAGAGGACATTGCTAATGGTGGACTAACAAATACTGAGGCTATCAACAAGGCGAATGAGGAAGCTGCAAAAGCGGCCAAAGCTCAAGAGCAGGCTGCCAAGAAAGCTCAACAAGCGGCCGAGAAGTTGACGAGTGCTGTGGAACGCATGGCGGATTTGTACCGATCACTTACTTTGCAAAGCTTACAAATTGACGGCAGTCAATACGAAATTGATAAGTTAACTGCGAAGAACCAATATGAGTCAAACGAAAAAAATATTCGTGATATTATCCGTTCCGTTTCAAGCTTGAATAGCGGTGCTACAGGACAAGCTGCGGGTGTACTAGAAGCAGCTAATGAACAACTCGGCAAAGCGTACAAATTAGGAGCAGATGGTACCTGGGCTACGGATTGCGGAAAGCTATTCTCTGATGCAGTTAAACAGTCACTCGGGGCGGACGTACCTCGTCGAGTCGATAAGCTATGGGAAGCGGCGGCTGCTGTAGGGGCTTGGCATCCAGAAGGTGACGGATATATTCCTAAAGCCGGCGATGGTGTGGTTGTACTTGGTGATGAACACATTGTTATTAGTGACGGGAACGGAGGCTATACTGGTGCTAATACAAACGGAGTGGTCGCTAAGCCATCTGTTACCGCAGATTTTGGACAAATCACTGGATATATTGACACAGCTAAGTATGCAGGCGCTGCATCAAGCGCCTCTACAGACACAGCAGGTAGCGCAGCAAATGCTAAGAAGCTCGCTGAGTCAAATCTAACTGCCCAAGTTAGAGCTAAGAACGAAGAGCTGTATCAAAAGCGATTAGCTGAGGCGCAACGTAATCAAACTATTCGTGTCCGTAAGATGAACGAGGATATTAAGAAACTCGATCTTGAACGTACCGGCGACCGCTTACAATTACTCAAAGCTGAAGCCGAAGCACAAAAGGCGCAGATTGATGATAACGTCCGTGAGTATACAAAAGCTGTAGGCGATAAGGAACTTGCGGAAAAGAAAGCTCAAGCGGAGCGTCTAAAATTGGCGTCTGATACCGAGCAGAAAATCAGAGAGTTAGCCTACACGCAAACGAGTGAAACCGTTGACCACTTAACTAACATGGTTACACTTGGTCGATTATATCGCAGTGATGCGGATGCGCTACTTGCTGAAGAGTTAAAGACCTATATTGACTATGCACGTAGTGAAGTCAATGAGGCCCAGTTAACGGCTACGCAAAGACTGCAGATTGAAAAGAACCTATTAGAGTCTCAACAGAAGCTATGGGAACTTGCAGGTCGCAGTCTGAAAACGAGTCTACAAGAAGCTGCACGTCAATATAAGCAAGAGACTACCAATTATGCTGATTTAGCGAAGTCTACTTTTGATAGTACGATGAGCTCTATTAATTCTGCGTGGACAAATAATCTCGAGGCCATGGCAACAGGAACGAAGTCGTTTAGTAAAGGCATTAAGGACATATTCAAGGATATGACGAACGCCATTATTAAGATGATGATTCAGTTAACGTTCCAACAATACATCATGCCTAAGTTACAAGATCTATTTGGCAGAGCAGTAGGCGGTATCGGTTCATTAGGTGCTGCAAAAGGAACATCGTCCTTTGCTGGTGGTGGCTCGTTTAGTTCTGCATTTACGGGAAATCGATTTGCTGCCGGAGGAAAAACGAACCCAGGGCTTATGCTGGTTGGCGAAAACGGACCGGAACTATTGCAGTCATCCGGATCACACCGCATTTACACGGCGAGCGAAACCCGTAGATTGATGGGCGGTACTACAAGCAACAATGTAGTTGTTAATATCGTCAATCAGTCTGGTCAAGAACTCGAAAGCAAGCAACAGAACTCTCGATTTGACGGCGAGAATTATGTTATCGACGTAGTAGTTCGTGCTATGGAATCAAACAAAGGAGGTATGCGTGACGCCATCAAGGCATCCGCAGTATAACTATGGCAGTATTTCCAGATATACGATATCCGATATATCCAATCCAGGAAACTACACCGGACGTGGCCTACAAAGGTCAAGTTGAGAATATGACGTTAATCACTCGTAAGAAAACAACTAAAACCAAGCGAACATATTCTGTAGGGTACAAGTTGCCAACTACTGAGTATTATCGGTTACGTGCATTCTTTGACGAGGTAAATTGCTCCGGTATTTTTGATTGGATGCATCCCGAAACTCGTGAAACACTTCAAGTGAGATTTGCTGATCAATTAGATTTTGCTGCAAATGACTACGGAGTGTGGACGGGAACCGTAAAACTACAGGAGGTATAACATGTTACCACTTTCAACGGCATCAATGATTGAGAAAAACCAAATCAGTGCTACCGGCGTGTGGCTCATGTTGTTAGATATCACCCACAACAACGAAACGGTTCGACTCGTCAATAATACGGAAAATATCCAATTTAAGGGGAATACATACACAGCCTTCCCGTTCCATTTAGCAGATGTTAATAAGAACCAAACGGATTTACCAAATGTTAAATTATCCGTGTCTAATGTGACTCGGACTATCCAGCGCATGGCGGAAGAAAATAAAGGGTTTACCGGTGCGGATGTCATTATCCGAATTGTAAATACCTCAATCCCGGATGTATGTGAATTAGAGGAGCACTTTGTAATTACAGGTGCGCAAGCTAATGCTGAATGGATGGAGTTTACACTTGGCACAGACTTTAGCTTTAATCGCAGATTTCCACTAATTCGTGTAATGAAGGATTTCTGCCCGTTTAAATTCAAAGGCATTCAGTGCGGTTATAAAGGCGATGCTGGTGAATGCAATAAGACACTAGCACGATGCCGAGAACTCGGCAATAGTACAAGGTTCGGTGGAGAACCTACCATACCGCAGGGAGGTTTGTATGCATCCAACAAATGATTTTACTGATTTACTAGGTAAGCCATTCGAACAGATGAAATGTTGGGATTTAGTTGTTGAGGTGTACAAACGCTCTGGCATCGAGCTACCCAATTACACTGATGTAAAAATGGGAGATTGGCAAGAAATCCGTGAACCTAGTGAAATGAACGTCCTCGTATTTGCGCTCTATGGCTCGGAACTCGACCACGTAGGGGTTTATATAGGGGAAGGAAATTTTATCCATGCAACGCAAAAATCAGGGGTGTGTATTGAACACATCTCAAAATACGTGCCTCGGTTAAGGCATATATACAGGTGGAAAGGAGACACGAATGGTTAATGTAATCATCGTCAAGAATCCGTTTAAACCGGAACAACATGAAACTCAATATATGCCTTTTAAAAAAGGTAAGCCTGTAAGTCACTATCATAAAGCACTAGGCGAATGGGTGTATTCGATTAACGGGAATGAAGTAACTATCGATACGATTGTTAATGATGATGACTATATCGTTGTTATGCCTAAAATCGAAGGCAAGTTCTTTGGGGTATTATTATCAATCGGCATGGCCGTATTTACAGGCGGCATCGCATCAGGTGCTATATTCGGCATCCAAAGCCTAATCTGGAGAACAGTCCTATCAATGGCTATTGGCATGATTGGTAACGCTGTCATATCTAAATTAACAGCACCTAAAGTTGACCGCTCGAATTCTGAGCAGTCTACTACTTATGGCTGGGGAGGCACTAAAACTGTAACCGGTCAAGGATATCCTCTTGCCGTAACCTACGGCCGCATGAAGTCGGCAGGCATGTTGCTATCTCGTCACGTAATTAGCGACGGTGAGAAACAGTACCTCAACTTACTGTATTGCGCAGGAGAAGGCGAGTTATCTAAGATTGAGGATATTCGTATTAATTCTAACCCAATCTCTAACTATAAAGATGTACAAGTTGATATCAGACTCGGTACAAATGATCAAACTGTAATTCCTAACTTTAATGATAACTTCGCTGACCAGGGCTTAAATTATGAGCTCAAAAGCGATTGGAGTGTACAGCAAGTACAGGGCGACGCTTGCGATGCCATTGAGCTAACAATCGGATTCCCTAACGGGTTGTATTACTCTAACGATAGCGGCGGGATGGATAAAACCTCTGTCACCGTAGATGCTGAAATTCGCAAAGTAGGAACGCAAGAATGGCAGTCTTTGCCTTTATCTAATAATAAAGGCCTTTCTTCTCACGTGAAAAAAGAGCCTAAGCGGTGGTTCTTTGTAGATAGAGATAATAATAAAATTGCTAACTCGAATTACACGGGCTACATAAGAGAAGCTACGAATTCCGCATTTTATCGCGTGTTCAGATTCGATAATCTTGATAAGGCAAAGTACGAAGTACGGATGCGGTGCTCTGGTAAGGATGGCACAAGCTTACGCCACGTTAATAAGGTGTACTGGACTCAGCTCACCCAAATAATTTATGACGATTTTGTGCATCCCGGAAAAGCACTCATAGGGATTAAAGCTTTGGCCACATCTCAGCTAAGTGGTTCTGATCCAGATGTATCCTGGATTCAGGAGCGTAGTAAAGTTTGGGTATTTAACCCGTACACTAACCAGTACGAAGAAAAGCCGGCTGACAATCCAGCATGGGCTGCCTATGACCTCTTGCATATCTGCCGTAAGATTGGCAGCGAATATGTAGTCTTTGGCCAACCATATGGACGTATCGATTATGATGCATTTAATGCATGGGCTGAAAAGTGCACGTTAAATAAATTCACGTTTAACTATATCTTTGATACAGCTACTCGTTTATGGGATGCGCTCAAATATCCTGAAGCAGTAGGACGAGGTAAAGTTATTCCTGCAGGAACACGATTCACTTGTGTGAGTGACTATCAATCCTCTCCGGTACAACTGTTTACTGTGGCCAACATCAAATATGGCAGCTTTACGGAAGAATTCCAGGGCGTAGAGGCAAGGGCTAATTCGATTGAGCTATCTTTTATTAACAAAGATAAGGACTATGAACGTGATGTGATTCCGGTGTACGGTGATACATACGACGAATCTAACTCACTCACTAATCCTGCTCAAATCGAGCTAATGGGGTGTACTAGCCTGGAACAGGCATATCGACACGGTAAGCACTATCTCAGATGTAACAAGTACGAAATTCGTACTGTTACGTTTGAGGCTTTCACGGATGCAATCGCTTGTACAGTAGGTGATATTATCCTCGTGCAGCACGATGTACCTGAATGGGGGGAAGGCGGCCGAGTGGTTGCCGTTAATGGACAGACGATCACTCTTGATAAGGAAGTTATAACTCAACAAGGAAAGCAGTACCAGTTATTAGTGCGTAGCAATACAACTGATGCGGTATCGACTTATAACGTCGTTAACGTATCCGGCTTGAATGTTATCGTTAGCGAAACCATACCGGTACAAAAGGACTGCATATATGCGTTTGGTGAGATTTCAAAAGCGGCCAAACCGTTCAGAGTCCTTGCCATTACGGAAGGTCATTCCGAAATGACTCGCAAAATTCAATGTATGGAATACTACCCTGAATTGTACGCTGCAGATGACGGGCACATCCCAACAATCAATTACGCTAATCACAGCGCTTCTGACATCCAAGATATCGGACTCGTGAGCGACGTATACGGCGCAAACGGTATTATGTATTCTCGCATAGCCGTATCGTGGCAATTACCTAGAGACGGCAAAGTGACAAACGTAGTTGTGAATTACAGGAATACGAAAAGCGATACCTGGACATATGTTGGAAATTTCCCTTCTTCAGCAAATGGCACTACGATAACAGATATATTGTTAGGGGCTAATTACGAGGTACGTGTACAGGCTATTAACGATTTAGGACAGCTTACTACTGGTATTACTAAATCGATTAACATACCCAAAATGCAAGCACCGGAGGATGTGCAAAATTTGCACGTACTCAGTCGCTATAATCAGACTGCAGATAAGAAAGTGTATTACGATTTACAAGTGTTATTTGACCCGCCTAGTAATCCGGCTAACTTCGATGTGGCCGAGGTATGGTATATGCTGACGGCTAAAAGCGGAAAGCCGATATCTGACCAAGATTGGCAATATGCTGGCAGTAGTGCCAGCCAGGTAATTATTAAATCGTTAGGCCCTGGTGAGTCTTATCGTATTAAGGCGGTATCTGTTGACCGATTTGGCAACAGGGCGGAAACAGCTCAAATGGTAGATGTGGTAGTTAAACCGATGGACGCTATTCCTGATATGCCTAAGAACTTCACTATTTCATTTAACCGTGAGGCTAAAGCAAAATGGGACGAAGTACTTAATGCGGATGTAGATTATTACGAACTTAGGACTGACAATAATCCCGGCAATGACTCGACAGCTTTACTTGCTAGAGTGAAAGGTACTACCGCAACGCTCACGTTAACTAAACGTGCGGATACAGTATATCTATTTGCTAGGAGTACACTCGGCAAGTATTCAACTCCTGCTAGGTATGACTATAATTTACCGCAACTCGACAAACCTGAAGTCATTGCTAAAAGCACGTTAGGTGGTATTAATTTATACTTCTCTGCTAAACCAGCGCAAGCCTATGCGATTAGATGTCACGTTGTCGGAGATACCAGGACGGATGACTTGGAAACGACAAGTACTATGCTTACGTATTCTAATGAACCAGGTGTGTACACAGCCCGATGTGCCTTTGTTGATGTATTTGGAGAGGGCAAACTTGATGAGCAAATGGTGACAATTAAGGCTACTATTCCTAAGGAAATGTTAGACCGAGAGGCGCTAGGGCTAGCCGAGTTCGATAAACGTGTTAACGAACTCAGTGCAGAATTCAATAAAGTCTCTCACGAATATAGCACTAAAGTCCAAAATCTTGCTAATGATGTAGAAAGCCGTTTTACGCAGCTCGATAATGGCATTGAGTTAAAAGTAAAAGAGGGCCTAAGTGCACTCAATGGTAAAGAAATAGTTAACCGACTTAATATTGGAACGAATGGCATCCGTTTAGATGGCAAGCTATTCCATGTTACGGCGGAGACACTATTTGATAATAATATCATCACCAATAAGATGTTACAGGCAAATTCAGTAGATGCTACCAAAATAAGAGTGGATAGTTTATCTGCTTTATCTGCATATATCGGAGGCACGCTCAGAGGCGGTAAGTTAATTGGCACTGAAATCCAAAACGAATCAGGCAGCTTTAAAGTAGATGCACAAGGTAATATTTATGGGGTAAATATTACGGGGTCCCGAATTGATGCCAATAGTGTCTACGCCGAAGGTCAACAGTTAAAGCCCGTGTATGTAAAACGCCTAGATGTCAGCAGTGGCGATAAGATTGAATTACCGGCAGGATATTCGTGGGATAAGACGCTGATTTTCTTGCGATGGATTTCCGGCGCTATGGACAACGATTATTATGCATTCTCCGGACAAAATATGGGACAAAATGAAGTTGACGCCATCCAACGCATAGCGCAAGAGCGTTTTAAAATCACACTAAACATGAGAGCTGGTTGGGGCATGAATGGGTTTGGCAACGATCTGGTGCAAGATAATGTTAGTGGAGCGAACGAGGATATAGCTAGTAAGAATGGCGGACGATTCATATCGTTCAATCAAGGCCGTCCAGTATATGGTGTCGTGCAGTATTCAAGTGTATCAGGCGAACGTCCACCTGTATTTAGTGTCAGCATAAGTCAAAGTAACAGTTCTCATTATAAGGGGAATCCAACAACGTTATTTGCCTTAGGTGTAACGGAACAAGGCTTTTTCTATTACGGTAAATTATCAGCACGAAAAGGCGGTTGGGGCCGTGCAGGCATTACGATTATGTCATTTTGGTAGGAGGTGCATATATGAAAGAATATGACTTTGATTTACACGTAGGACAGGATTACGGCTTGACCTACGTCATTGAGGACGGCGGGCCATATGATGGGCATACCGCTATTATGAAAATCAGGCGAAAGCCTGATTCCGCAGAGGTGTTAGCCGTTAATGGTGTAATCGAAGGTAATCGCATCACATTCCGTATGAACGGTAATGACACAGTTAATAAGGTGGACGCTAAAGGGGTTCACCAATATGATGCGTTCGTTTACAACGAAGATCATAGTTTGAAATTAGGTCTTGGTGAAGTCAATATCATTCAAGATATTGCACGTCATTAGAAAGGGGAATTATATTATGGCAGAAGAACAAGTAATTAATTTGAAAATTCAGGGCAGTCCGGTATTCAAATTAGAAGGTCAAAATGGTAAAAGTGCGTATGAATTATGGCTAGAAGAAGGAAATACTGGAACAAAAGACGATTTCCTTAACTCCTTAAAAGGTACTAATGGTAGTCCTGGTTTACCAGGTAAAGACGCTACTACAGACGGCGCCTATGAAATGCTATTAGGCTTGAATGTTTATTGTGAAAATGCAACTCCTAATGAAGTATTGAAAGGTCTTATTCGTGGTTTAAGTGATGTGATTAAAAAGCCATTTAAACAACTTGAATTTGACCGTCCTACTAAAGGTCAAACATATATCAATGTATATGGTATGCCTCACTATAAAGTAGCTTTACTAGGCAAAGGTGCAGCTGCAGGAGTGAGTATTGGTGATGATGGTCAAGCAAGGATGGATTTAGATAAGCCGTTTATGACAGAAGATATCCAAATTGAATATTTTAATATGTTAGGAAGTATCGTAGGTACATATCGTGTATCAGGTTATAACGATGTTAAAACAACCATAGAAAGTTATGAGTTTGCAAACACTTATGACCAACAAAATTACGAGTTTCCAGAGGTTACGACTGTAGGAGCTTATGCATTTGGCAACTCCGCCAAGACAATCAAATTGCCTAAAGCAGTTAGAATTGACAAAACTGCATTTAATAATTGCGCAGATGTGACAGAAATTTATATTCCTAATTTTGTGATGCAGCAAGGAAATGAGTTCCAAACAATCGATATGGTAAACCTCGTTAAATTGGTGTTAAATGAGGCGTCCGATGTTGAGGCTTTATCTAATATGCTATTGAATGGTGGAAAAATTTACAATCAAAATGAAACTAAGCGTTTTGATAAAGCATCTAAAACATGGGTTCCAGTTCAGTAAGGAGTGCTAAATGGACGAAATTAGATTATTGCTAATGGACTTCGGCATCCCTGCCTACTTCGCGGACATTGGATTCTGGGTAACCCTGTTAGGGGTTATCTGGGCCGCCCTTAGGGGTTCGTTTAGGGCGATGGTGTGGTTCTTAGAACATACCTCGCTAGTTGCGGTTAAGCAAGAATTAGACGACCATTTGGCTCGACGCATGGATAAGCAACGCAAGGATTATGATGATAAGTTATCCGACGCTATAAACAGTATCGCTGACTTAACAAAAAGTAATCAGGAAATACTAAAGCAATTGGTCAAGTTGGAAGAACGAGATGCTGCGAAGTTTCACAGGCTCAATAACCTAGAAACCACAGTTCAGACTCTGAGTACTGAACTGATGCATATCCAAGTTCTAAACAATATGCCAATAGGAAGAAGTATCACACTCAGCACGGATGATATAGGAGGTGACTGATAATGAAATATCAAATCATGAACCGACTGAAATCAGCATATGGTGCTGTTCGTGTTGCTAATATTAGACCTACTGGAGTACTGGCGACACGGATTCTAGTACTTGTTATGCTAATTCCTATTTGGCTAGTCATAACAGAGTATGTTATGGCGTTTGCTAGGGGATATGTATCAAGTGAAACTAATAAACTGATTGATGTTGGGCTCAATATTATTGACCACATATTCATTCCTAGTGTATTGACAGCCGTAGTAGGCTTCCTAGGACTTTGGTTGGATAGAAACAATAATGGTGTCCCTGATAAATTAGAAGGAGGTAGTAGTAATGACGAAAATATTTATAAATCCAGGTCATGATATTGACCTGGATAGCGGAGCAGTAAATCCTAACACAGGACGTCGTGAATGCGACGTTGCTCGTGATGCAGGAAAGCTATTAGCTGGATATCTGCAAGCAGCAGGGTGCGACGTTCGAACCCTACAAAATGACGACTTAGGCCTTGTGTGTGCAGAGTCCAATGAATGGGGCGCAGATATATTTGTATCCTTACATTGTAACGCTTTTAATACACAAGCTCGTGGCACTGAAACTTTGTACAAGTCTTTCAATGGCCAACGTCTAGCGAACGATATCCAATCGCAAATCATCCGTAGTATTAATACGGTTGATCGTGGTGTAAAACAGCGTACCGATTTATGGGTATTAAACGGCACGGATGCAACAGCTGTGTTAGTTGAAATGGCATTCATTGATAATGATGAAGATCTAGCACTACTTAACAATGACCTTGATACAATTGTGCGTGCTATCGCAAGGGGCATTACGGATTATGCAATAGGAGGGGTATGATGTATGACAAAATCAAAGTATTATTTAATCACCCTACTTACCGCTATATTATTATCGGTAGTATTGGGTTCATCCTCATCCTTTGCCTCGGATACATCTTCTACCAGCCAAGCGGAACTGGAACCGACTATCAGCGTGCCCGTGAGTCAGTGGAACGAATTGAAAAGCAACAACGAGAAAGCCTTGAGCTTAATCGAAGCATCCAGCGTTCCATTGAACGAGGCGCAGAACTTAGCCGTGAAGCAAAAGGAAGAATTGAACGAAGCACACAATACAATCACCAAATTAGAGAACGAATTGAACAAAGCCAAAACGGACTTAGTGAAGCAAGAAGTTACCTTAAACGAAATGCAGAACTCTTTGACCGAATTGAAAGAGAAAGTCGAAAAAGACGAGAAGACTATCAAACGTCTCAAGATGCAACGCAACCTATCGCAGATATTAGGAGCGGGTGCGACAATCGGAGTAGTAATTCATCGATGATTGAGAGGTGATCCATACATCTCCTGAGCATGAGCAGGTGGACTCATGGATTAACTAAAATAATATAAAAGACCTTACCGGGAATATGTCCTGGTAAGGTCTTTTTTTTGTGTAAAAATTAAAAAAAACACTTGCAAATAACACGGTATCGTGTTATAATAAAACCATAGAAAGGAGGTGAAAAGTTGAAAATGAAAAAGAAGTGGTTAAAGTGGTTACCGCCTTTAGTAATCGCAATCATCCAGCTAATCACGGCGGTGATAACAGCGATTAACAAGGAGTAACCACAGGAGCCCGAAAGGGCTCCTACCATCTCTCTTTTATTATATCAACTGAGGTATAATGATGGCAAGGTTAACATTAATAATCAGCGTGATAGCGCTAATCCTATCAATCTATAATTTACTGAAAGCGACGGGGGTATTGTGAAGTTAGACGATGTAATGACAACTCAAGAAGCGGGCGAGATATGGGGTGTACCCGCCGACTCGATTAAGCAATGCTGCTTAAAGCGATACGCAAATAAACAGTTTAAGGATACCGAATGCCGGAAATCCGGTAAATCATGGTTAGTAACTAGACAAGGAATGGAAAGGGTGTACGGAATGGCTAAAGTTAGAATGACAGTAAAAGATTTATATAAACATATTTGTGAGCATAATAATATCTCGGACGTTGTAGATATATCAGATTTACAAGAGGATGGATATAAGCGATTAAGACGTGCGTTAGACTGGAATAACATTCCTGTATTACCTCCAGAGGGCCATATAAGTGGTTGGGATGACCAGGTAGCAACATTTAGGAGTGAACTTGAATTCGATAAATTTATGGAAATTTGGAATCCATCTGAGAAATATAAAGAATCTGTTAAAACTGAGCTATTCGGATTGAATTAAGTCGTTTAAATCTAGAACGGTTGCTTAACCGTTGCTCAACCTAAAATACATAAAATCCAGTAATGACGTGTATAGATGGCACTTTTGAATAATTTCCGCTGAGTAATCACAAATAAAACACGCCCCTCATTGAGGGGCTTTTTATTTTGCCTAAATTTGCGTAACTTAGTATAATAGGACTATTAAGAATTATATTATAGTAAGGGAGTTAATC